TCAGCACAAGTAATCACACATTATTTGAAACTAGGGTCTTCTAAGGAGGCTTTAGAACAAGAACTAATGGCCCAACAGAAGGAATTGATGATAGCAAAAACCGAGGCGATACATTCCGCAAAGAGGGTAGAAGAAATGTATAAAGAAGCCCTCCAAGCGATGCGAGACTATAGTGGCAATGGTGAATGTTATGACGATTAAAACATATAGTGAAATGTGTCGACACCACACCTATGCTGATAGAGTTGAATATTTGAAGTTGGGAGGAGTTATCGGCGAAGAAACATTCGGTATGGATAGATACATCAATCAGCAGTTGTATCACTCACAAGATTGGTATAAACTACGAGATAAGATAATAACTAGGGATTTAGGATGTAATCTAGCCATTAAAAACATGGAAATAATGGGTATAATAATAATACACCATATGAACCCTATAACCCCAGAACAAATAATGAACCATTCAAAATACGTTTGGAACCCCGAATACATGGTGTGTGTTGACAAAGAGACGCACGACTATATTCATTTCGGAAAACAAACGATAAATAAAATGCCAATACAGAGGTCTAGAAATGACCATTGTCCCTGGCTACATTAATAGGAGGTACCCCAAATGGCAGGAAAAGCAGACTTTATGAAAAGAGAACCAGAATTAGAAGAAAAAATAGTAGAAAGAAAACCACCAGTATCCTACGATAAAGTAGAAAAAGTAGCAGAAAGAAAATCGTCCGAAAAAGCTGATACGAACATCCAGTCTTATCAAGGGGTTGTTGATAACTGCTCCAAATTAAATGTTAGAGAAAAACCAAGTATAGACGCTAAGGTTTTGACAATATTAAATAAAGGCGACAAGGTACAAATCAACTCAGAAAATGACGGATGGTATAGTGTCGTTTATAAAGGTGTTTCAGGTTTTTGTATGAAAGAGTACATCAACAAAAAAGAGGTGTAGTTAATGGATAGTATCTTAGATAGTATTAAAAAAAATCTAGGTATACCGTTAGAAGAAACACATTTCGATGGGGAATTAATTATAAATATAAACTCAAACATTAGTGTTTTGAAACAACTAGGAGTTGGTACTCCATCGTTCGTAGTTTATGATAACTCAGATTTATGGAGCGAATTCATAGACGTTGAAGTTGACGATTTAATACCGATGGCTACTATGTTTGTGTATTTAAAAACAAAATTAATATTTGACCCACCACTCAGTGGAACAGTAATAGATGCTTTTAAAACACAAATAGCAGAAACAGAATGGCGTATTGTCGAAAGAGTGAAAGAGGTGACAATTGTATGACAGAAGAAGAATATCTAGCACATTATGGTGTTAAAGGTATGAAATGGTATCAAAACATTTTTGGAGATAAAAGAAAAAAATCTTCAAAAAAAGAAACTATCAAAGAAACTCCAGAGCAACGTAGAGAACGTATTTTAAAATCAACCGACCCCAAAGAGATTTATAAGAACCGCGATGTGTTATCGACCATAGAACTAACTGATAGAATAAATAGAATAAATACGGAAAGAAAACTTGCTGAAATAGCAGCTTCGGAGCGTTCTACAGGTCAACAAAAAATTGATAAAGTATTAAAAATGGGTAAAACTATGAATGAATTGTACCAAGTTTATAAACAACCAATGGTTCAAGACATGGTAAAAAAACTATCTGGTAAATCAACTTCAGTTGATTACAAAAAGGCGTTGGAAAACATTAACGATTTATCCAACGACCAAATAACAGCATTAGCGAAACGTGCGGCTTCTGAAAAAGCGCTTCGTCAATTCGTTGAAGGTATTAGCCAATCCGACACGAACAGTGCCCTTTTGGAACACTTAAGCCATGTTATCTAATACCGCGACTCCATATTATTATGGGTTATTTCGAGATGCTGTGTTACGTGGGGATATACCAGTATGTAACGAAATATCCATGCAAATGAACATAATAGACAAACTAATAGATGACCCTCGTTATTATTATGACAGAGATAAAGTTGAAGGTTTTATAGCGTTTTGTGAAAACGAGTTAACGCTAGCCGATGGTGATGATTTATATTTACTGGACAGTTTTAAATTATGGATAGAAGATGTTTTGGGATGGTATTACTTTAAGGAGCGTACGGTTTTTGAACCATTTCAGGATGGTCAAGGTGGTCGTTACGTTACCAAAAAAATCAAAAAACGTTTACGACATAAACAGTATCTGATAGTCGCTAGAGGAGCAGCAAAGAGTATGTACGGCTCAGCAGTACATGGGTATTTTCTGAATGTAGATACAACAACAACTTCTCAAATAACTACTGCCCCTACCATGAAGCAAGCGGACGAAGTAATGTCCCCGCTTCGAACAGCGATAACCAGAGCTAAAGGTCCGTTGTTTACGTTTCTTACAGACAACTCTATAAAAGCATCAAACCATAAAACAAATGCTGAAAAGTTATACTCTTCAAAAGAAGGTATAAAAAACGACATCACTGGTTCAATGCTTGAAGTAAGACCTATGAGTATTGATAAAATACAGGGGTCTAGAGCAGTGGTATGGACTATAGACGAATGGTTATCGGGGGATGTCCGAGAAGACGTTGTAGGAGCTGCAGAACAAGGGGCTTCTAAAAACGAAGAGTATCTAATATTAGCGATTTCTTCAGAAGGTACCGTTCGTAATGGGCCTGGTGACACAATCAAAATGGAATTATTATCTATTCTAAAACAAGAATATAATAATCCTCATGTGTCTATTTGGTGGTATAAACTGGATAACATAGACGAAGTCAACGACCCTAGTAAGTGGGTTAAAGCACAACCAAACTTAGGTTTAACAGTTTCATATGAAACATACCATCTGGATGTAGAACGTGCTGAAAAAAATCCATCCGCAAGAAACGATATATTAGCCAAACGTTTTGGACTACCGATGGAAGGATATACGTGGTTCTTTACATATGAAGAAACTATACCTTCCAAAAGAAAACAAACTTTTTGGAAAATGCCATGTTCATTGGGAGGAGACCTTTCACAAGGAGATGACTTCTGTTCATTCACCTTTTTATTTCCATTGGTTGATGGTTCCTTCGGTATAAAAACTAGGAACTACATATCTTCAAGAACTCTTGATAAACTCCCATTGGCTATGAGACATAAATACAACGAGTTTATAAATGAAGGAAGTTTAATAGTCTTAGACGGTACCATATTAGATATGATGGAAATATATGAAGATTTAGATAATCATATAATAGATATGGAATATGATGTAATATCCTTTGGTTTCGACCCTTATAATGCTAAAGAATTTGTCGACCGATGGGTTCGCGAGAATGGGCAATTCGGAGTGGATAAAGTAATCCAAGGTGCAAAAACAGAGAGTGTGCCATTAGGCGAGCTAAAGAAATTAGCAGAAGATGGTCTGTTAATATTCGATGAAGAAATAATGTCTTTCGCTATGGGTAATTGTATAACTATAGAAGACACAAATGGTAACCGAAAATTATTAAAGAAGAAATACGAAAACAAAATAGACCCAGTATCGGCTTTGATGGATGCGTATGTATCATACAAAGCTAATAAAGATGCTTATTACTAAGGAGGTTTTATGAAAGACGTCCAATTAGACGTAAATGGTCAACATTTAACCAAGCATGATATACACGAACCATTACAGATAGGTTCGACGAAATACATAAGATTTAGAATTTCATCGATAGACCCCGATTGGTGTCTACAACGAATAATTGCTGTATTTACGTATAAAGACCTAGAAGTGGCCTGCCCGGTAGTAAATAATACAGTGGTACTACCAGACGAGTTCTCGGAATGTCGAGTTTTCAAAATGTACATTGCAATGGTAAACGGTGACACAACAATAAAAACAAACAAAATAATATTTGAACAACGATAATGATGAGGTGATAACATGCCGTTGTTAAACGATGTAATAACAACATTACCTGAACACCATTATTTTAGAGACGATATACTCTTTATAATAGACGCTGATTTAAGAACTATATTAAGCTCTAAAAGAGGTAATATGTTTGTTGATAATGGCACAGGTAGGATTTCGTTTCTACAAGTTATTGGTGCGCAAGGGGACCATAATGTTAATCGTATTAATTTTAAAGTATTAAGGTATTACAACGGTATAGATTTATCGACGTTTGTAATAAAAATAAACTATATAACGCCGGATGGCACCCATGGTTTCTATGTCATTAACGATTTATTAATCGGAGACGATTATATGCTATTTACATGGTTGGTTTCATCTAATGTAACCATGACAAGTGGCGAAGTATCGTTCGTTGTCAAAATGGTACAACAACAACCTCAAGATGTATATAATGTTTTTAGTACAGCCGTTTCTAAAGGGGTTGTTGTCCCCTCTATAATGATGGACAATGAGATAGAAGAACTATACAGAAATGTATACGAAAGACTAAACATATTTGTTGGTACCACGCCTCCTGTTTATCAGGACATACGACCGTTATCTATATGGATACAAATGGCCGCTACGCAAGACGCCATACAAATAATAGATGAAACGGACATAACTAGAGATTACGACAATGATATCATAATATTAACAAAAAATGGTAATGTAACTACTAATGTGTATTCAGGAAATGGTTTATATATTAACTGTTATGTTAATCAGATATTATACTGTACAAGAGAAGCAGTACAGATAGTACCATACGCAGTGTACGTCAACGGTACGTGGGTTAGTGAAAA